GTACAGATGACCATTTTATCATAGGCACCATACCCAAATCGGTTTTTGTCTCTACAAAATTCAATGTTTTCACGAACTGGATATCCAGCATTAATGACATTTTGAACAATTTGACGCCCGATAGGCGTCAAATAAAGAAGAAATTCCATCACTCAAAGGTACTGTCTGGTTCTAGAGCAATATAATAGCAGAGATTGTACTTAGTATTCTTGAACTGTGACAGTAATTTTTCTGACACAACCACATCATAAGCACCTGGAATAATCTTGATATTTTCAACTTTGAAGTTGAAAGTAAACTCTTTATCAGTTTCTCCAACAACAATAGAATATTCATTAGATGTGTCGTTTTTCTTATCACGAACTACCAAACGAATTACTCCTGCACCACCAACAGCGGAAAGATCGGGAAGTTGATAAACACCAGCAGCCTTAATCAATTTTTCAAGTGTGACACTATCAAGTTGGAAACAAACATCCTGAGAAGGTAGTTGAATTTCCTTATCGGGAGGGGAAATAATAACATTTGGATCAGCATAAAAATACTTTACCCTACGTTTTCCCTCACGAATATTGATATGAGAATCTTCAGTAAAATCAAGATCTGGATCTTGATGAAGACTAAGACCATTCAAAAATTGATTGAGATCATAAATTGCAAATTCACGGGGAAACTCTTCAGTAATCTCCGCTTCTGCTAGAATGTTTTTAGCAACAGAAATAGTGCGAAGACGATTTCCTTCTTTTACTAAAATAGAATTATTAATACCTGCAAAGTTCTTGAGGATAGTCAGAGTGTTGTCAGAGAGTTTCATAGTTTTAGGTTTAATTATCATTTGTTTTCAATCAAATTCAGATGATTGATCAGAAGAATTGTATAGTGAAGAACTTTAAACAAATCAGCGCGGGGGGTTCCTTTTGTATCGTATCGATCAATATACTTGGTCACATTACCAGCACAGAAACCCTCACGACGATTGTGTTTGATTTTATCAAGAGTTTGCTCTTTCCCACCACCAGTTCGGTCAACATAATGTTGCCTATATGTACTAGCGATATATTCCTCCAGTTGTTTCAGAATTTTGTCCTCATTGTATTTCCAAAATCCATTTTTATTCGTGTCTTCAGGCATATTCGAAATTGTATCAGGTGTATAATAAGGATTTCCGATTACGCTAAAATCAGGAGAACCAAAGTAAATTGTATCGGATGCAGTTGCTCCAGAAATCACTTTATCATTCTTATTATTCATAAGGTTTCTTTCATCTTCAGGTCCAAACATAAAAAGAAGTCATAACAACCTTCCCATATTCTATCAGTTTGCTTGCTTCTCGTCAACATATTCTACAGTCAGTTCAGGTTGGGAAGGCATTTGGAAGTCAGCATCCACCTTGTCATAAAGTTCAAGAAATGCTTGCTTGGTTTCATCATCAAATCGGTTCACACACACTTGAATTGCCTTTGCCTTATCTTGGAAGATGCTATAAGCACGGATGATATGAACCAAGCGGCGGGTGCTGATGATTTCTTCAATACCACCATCGTAGAAGGTCTTGCGGATAATGTCTGCCCAGTCAACCAACCGCTTACAGAAGTCACGATCCTCCACACCAAGGTCCAGAGCGATGCCCTCAAGGATCTTCTGCTCGGTAGTGGGAGCGGGATAGGATTGCTCCAGAGTCACGGGGAAACGCTCTAGGAACGCCTCATTAAGCACGTTGGTGCCGATGAACCTACCGTCATCAGAACCCTTGCCCTTGGTGTTTGCGGTAGCAATCACGTTGAAACCAGCGGCGGGTTTTACCCAGCGACCAATCTTCTTCAGGAAGATACCCTTACCTTCGAGGATGGATTGGAGGCACAGAATTTTGTTACTAGCGAGGTCGATTTCGTCAAGAAGCAGGATTGCTCCTCGCTCCAGTGCCTCAATGACGGGACCGTTGTGCCAAGCAGTATTCCCATCAACAAGGCGGAAACCCCCGATAAGGTCGTCTTCATCAGTTTCAATAGTAATGTTTACACGGATCAATTCACGCTTAAGTTGAGAACACGCTTGCTCCACCGAGAACGTTTTACCGTTACCCGAAAGACCCGTAATGAACGTAGGGTAAAAGAGACGGGACTGAATAATCTTTTTAATATCGTTAAAGTTACCAAACTTGACGAAGGTATCATCTTTATCAGGAATGAGATTTTGTTCAACAGCAGGAAGAACTGCAGGAGCACTGTAGGAACGCTCAATTTCTTGAACACGTTCTTGAGTCACTTCAAGATTCCAACGCCCACGAGCAGTCTTAAAAGGTTCCAAGCGACGGGTCACGGTCTGGTAGTTGAGACTACGAGAAGCGCAGAAACCCTTCAGATCGCCAGAAGTAATTTCAGAACCGTACAGTTCTTTAATGGATTCAATCAGTTGAGCGTCGTTCACGGAAGATTTGCGAGGCATGATGTAGTTAGGTCGTTTGTTTCAACAGACTTATTATACACACAAAAAAGGAGCAACCGAGTGCCCCCTGTGACAGTTTGGAAAGTGGTCGCTCAGGAATTAACTTTTTTAGTTGCTTCCTTAGGAGATTTAGGTGCTTCAGTAACAACTGGTGTTGGAGCAACTACTTTTTCAACCTTTGGCTTCTCAACAACTGGAGCTTCTTGTTTTGGTTGGAATAAGTCAGTAAATCTACTCATCGATGGTAATAGAATTCTATAAATGTATTTATCAAGCAACCAATTCCACAAACTCACCCAGAATTTTCTTGTTCATTTTTTTAGTTTTGAGACTCTTCACAAAAGCAGATTTGATTTGTGCCTTTGTTGCATCCTCCGCAACGGAAAAATCAGAATCCTGAGAAAGAGTGCTTGCAGACAGACCGAAATAAGAATGATACCCAGAGTTCTTGAGGGTAAACGCCTTCTCTTTCTTCCAAGCATTCATCACCTTATCATACTCAGAACCATAGAATCCACAGTAGCGGCGAATGAATTGTCCAGCATCACGAGATTCAAGAACACGAATACCGATAAAGTTGATATCAGTAAACTTGTCCCGTAGATTGTGAAGAAGAACCTCAGTGAATTCCTGCTTCTCAGAAGCACAAGAATAAGTCATTCCAGTCTTACGATCACGGAGAAAAGCATTGAAACCAATGTGAGCAGTTCCCATAAACGGTTCATCTTCCCAACGACGCTGAACCTCACGATGATATTTCACAAGGCAACTCTCCCCATCAGTCAAAACCACACACTGAACTTTCTGAAGTTTGTTCTCCTTCTGAAATTTAGGCAGAATCTGATGAAGAGAAATAAGTGCCTCATTCAAGGGAGTGCCCGAAAGACTCATTCCAAGAGGAGCAGAATAGTAGCAGTGAGAGTTATAACAGAAAGACTTAGCAAGACGGAAGATATTCTTCATCTGTTCTTCCAGAGTGTTTGCATTCACTTTGCTGGTGAGAAGATTCATCATAGAGAACCATTCACCAACCTGAACAAGACCATCCCTCTTCTTATAGGAAAGTTCACGAATGTTTGCCTTACCATCTTCACTATACTTCACCAGAGGATAATCGGTAGTGAAGGCATAAACCTCAAACGGAATCGCAACTTTCTTACAGAACCAAATCAGGTTGAAGAGTTGCTTAACCGTATCCAGCATCACATTAGACATAGAACCAGACCAGTCCAGAACGAACACCAGACCGTGATTCTTGCCATCAGCAAGAGTAGTAACTTTCCTGAAGATATCTTCATTATACTTATAGGTATGCAGTTTGGAACAGTCCAGAACACCAGTACGGGCGGTTGATGCACGGGCATAAGAATCTGCTGCCTTGCGACATTCAAACTCTTTCACCAGATAGTTGACTTCCTTCTGAGCAGAACGCTTGAATTCCACATACTGTTTATCAACTTCACCAAAGATATTTTCATATGTCCATTCTCGTTCTTTAAGAAAATTGCTCCAATATTCTTTACACTTGGAATGAATCTCCGAATTTGGAACAATCACCTTATCCAAGTCAAGTTGAGGTAGTTCAAGGTAAACATTCTCATAGGAATCATTACCCACAAGTTCTTTCAGTGCCTCTTCCAGAGAGTCCATCGTCTTGACTTCAGGTTCTTCATTCGTTTCACCACCTTCATTTGTGGGTTGCTGTTTCTGCCGAGAATTCTCATCAGAAGTAGCAGCACCATCAGAACCTTCAGATTCAGGTTGCTCACTCTCACCTTGCTCCTGATCAGTAAAATCAGAAGCGGGTTGATTATCAGCACCACTCTGCTGTGCCTCAAGATTGTCCAGAGAAGTCTTGGTTTCTTCCTGTTGTGCCTGCTTACAATACTTATAGAGTGCCTCTGCGGCAATCAGAACATCTGCAAAGGTCTCAGTATCGGCAATCAGATTGATGATTTCAGTCTCTTCACCACGCCCAATCGGCACATCCACATAATTACCAATCTTGAACCAAAGGTTTGCACGGTCGGCAAGATTATAAGTTTCTACATTATCATCTTTGATTTGAAAGAAGTCATCATCGGCAAGTTCCTTATAACCGTTATAGAAGGTCTTGGCAAGACCCGCATAACGACGCTTCATCAGTTTCTCAATACGAGCATCCTCCACCACATTCACAAACTGTGGAGGAATCTTGTGTTCCTTCAACCAATCCTCATCAGGCGTATAGAGAGCGTGACCCACCTCGTGACCCACCAGAAGGTCATAGACGGTGTTGCTTGCCTTCTCCCACATCGGC